CGCATGGACAAGGCCCGCGCCATGCTCCGGGCCAAGCGCGATCCGTCGCAGGTGGTTCAGCACACGCGCTTGCCGTTGCGGGACGTGTATCGGTTGCTGGCCGAGTTGCGCGCATCGTGACCGCACCAGCCGAGGCCCTGATGGGCGACGAAGATTACATCATCCTGCGCCGCCCCAAGCCTCGGGGCAGCCGCAAGCCGGTGCCGAGCGAGGCGCAGATACAGACCGCCATTCGCGCCCGCCTGCAATGGCTGGGCTGCCTTGTCATGTCCATTCCGAACGAGGGCAAGCGGTCCGTGATCGCCGGGCGCCGCATGAAATCAACCGGCCTGTCAGCCGGCGCGCCCGACTTGCTGATCTACCGCCACGGCAAGCACGCTTTGATCGAGGTCAAGTCTGACACCGGCCGGCTCTCGCCAGCGCAAGTCGAGATGCACACCCGGCTCGCCAAACAGGGCTGGACCGTCCATGTCGTTCGGTCGCAGGATGAAGCCGTGCGGGCGCTGGAAAGCGAAGGGTGGAGTTTCACGCGATGAGCAGCGCGGACGTATGGATGCCGCTCTATGTGGCGGACTACCTCAAGGACACGGGGCACCTTGGCCATGCCGAGCACGGCTGCTACTTCCTCCTCCTCGCCCAGTCGTGGACCATGGGGCCGCTGCCTGCCGATGAGGTGTCCCTGTCCCGCTTGGCACGCTGCCCGCTCCGCGAGTGGCGCAAGATCGCCCCCATCGTCCTGGCATTCTTCGTGGTGCAGGATGGCCGGCTGATATCGCCTCGCCTGGAACGCGAGCGGGCCGATGCTCAGAGCAATGCGGAGCGCAGGACCGACAGGGCATCCCAAGCAGCCCGCGCAAGGTGGTCCAAGCAATGCTCCGAGTATGCTACAAGCATGCCCCAAGCATTGCCCCACGGATGCCCGTCACCTTCACCTTCACCTTCACCAGAAGAAGAAAAAGAATTACCGAAACCTTCGGTTTCTCCCTCACCGAAACAATCGGTGAGGCCAAAATCGCCTTGCGGCTTCGAGGATTTTTGGGCAGCATACCCCCGCAAGGTCGGCAAGGACGCCGCCCGGCGAGCGTGGACATCCGCCATGAAACGCGCAACCGTCGAGGAAATCGCCGCCGGCCTCAATGCCGCGCAATGGCCAACCGACCGCAACTTCATCCCCCATCCCGCAACCTGGCTCAACGCCGGCCGATGGCTCGATACGCCCACCGACATCGCTCCGGAAAAGCCCGGAAAGCTTGACTATCTCCACGGCTTCCTGAACGGAAAGGACAGCCTGCAATGACCACCCGATACGCCAACGCCGAGGACTGGCTCCGCTTCCTCGCCCCCATCGCCGGCGCCGTTCGAAACCCGCCTGACCGCAGCGAAATCCTCGCCCGAGCCGCCGCCTGCGCCGAGGCCCTGGCCATCTTCGCCGACTGGCTGACCCCGGCCCGACGACGCGACGCCATCGCCCGATTCCAGTTCTGGCCGGCCGTCGCCGACATCGCCGAGGTGTTCGCCGCCGACAAGCGCCACGCCGCCGAAATGCGGTCCTACGCCGCCTTGCCGCCCCCGTCGCCCGAACCGTCCGCCCCCCGGACCATGGCCGAAATCCTCCACGCCAAGGCCGCCGTCGATGCCCTGAAGGCCGAGGTTGCCGAGCGCCAATCCCGCGAACAGCCCAGCGCCGGCCCGGCCTGCCTCGCCCCCCACCACCTCCTCGCCAGCTACGAACAGGCCGCCGCCAAGGGCAACACCGCCGCCGCATTCCGCGCCGCACAGATCCGCAAGAGCCTCGCCGCATGACCGCCGCCAATGGCACGCGCGCGGCATTGGAGGCCACATGCTCGCCATGACCGCGTTCGGCCATGCCCTGATCGCCAGCCTCGCCATCTGGTTCCTGATCGGCCTCGCCGTGGTGCTGCTGACGTGAACGAATATTGGCAAGTCGCGATGCACAATCGCGCCCCGAAAGATCGGGCATTCCTCGCATACTCAAAAAAAATCGGCGGATGGGTCGTCGTGGACCCGCGCGGACGCCGAAATGAAGTTTCTTACGGCGCAACTCGCCCGCAAAATCATCGTGTGGGGCTATTCGACGTGTTGGCCATCGATGAACTGCCCGGTATTCCGGAGTCCGCACGGTGACGTTGGCGCGCGAGAAAAACAGCATGACGCAAGGCGAGGCGGAGGCTTACGCGCGGGGGTTTAATGACGCGCGAGAGGCTGCGGCGAAATTGTGCGGCGATGTTGCTGCGAGCGCGTCACGGCGAACATCCGACACGCAGTATTGGGCCGCCTGCACCGTCCTAGAGCGCACCATTCGTGATATCGAACCCACGCTGCGCCCCGAACCGACCGGCCTGGAGTATCGCGGAGGATGAGCGCAGCCATGGCCCGCAGACGACGCCACGCCGAGCGCCCGCCGGTTGCCATCGTGCTGGACTATGGCCCGGACGTGCGCCTGGCGCGCGGGGATGTGGCGGTGGCGGACGCGGCCGATCCCGACGCGCCGAACCGCACCGTGCGCCGTGCCCGCGTGGTGGTGCATTACGAGGCCATGAGCTTGACCGAACACCAGCGCGAGGCGGCGGACAGGCTATGCGTGCAGGCCGAACGTGCCGGCGGCGCGGCGTGGCGCCCGGACGCGGTGGTGACGGCGCTCCACCCGTCGCAGCGTGGCCACCCTGCCGAGTGGCAGCTTGTCGCGATCCGTGACGTGCAGGACGCGCGGGAGGCGCTGGGAGAGATAGCTTGGCGCTTGTTATGGGATGCGGTGGTTCTCAATACCCGGCTGGCGGACATGACCGGCGGCAGTCACGGGCGGGCGGTGCTGACCGGGCGGCTGTTGGCGGCGCTGGATCGGCTGGCGGAACATTGGCGCTTGACCTGACCGGCTGAGACTGGCATCATTCCGGCATGATCTAGCATCGCGCCCGCCGGCAACCCGCCGAGCGGGCGTTTTCGTGTGTGGAGGTTTGGCGTTGAGCAAACCGACAGGCCGGCCAGGCGGCCGCCCCAAGGGATCGCCCGCCACGCCCGGAACGCGCAAGGGCCGAGGCGCAGGGCTACACGGGCCGGCCAAGGGCGCCGGCAACAAAGTGCCGTTCTCTGCCGATGACCAGCATCGCGGCGCGCACACAACCGAAACCATCCAGGCCAAGATCGCGGATGATGTCGAGGTTCTGACCTATTGGACCGACGTGCTGCGCGCGCCCGGCGAGGCGACCATCAATCGCATGGCGGCCGGGGAAAAGATCGTGAACCGGCGCTACGGCAACCCCGTCCAGCGCAACGAGAACACCACCATCCGCACCGTAATCCGCGCGCCAGCGGCGCCGAAGGACTTTGCTGAATGGCAGGCGCAGCACTCGCCAAACCCGGCGACGAAGCCCAACTAGTCATTGGCTGGGAGCCGCAGGAAGGGCCGCAGGCCGCTTTCGTGACGTGCCCCGTCTATGAGATTTTCTTCGGTGGCGCCCGAGGCGGCGGCAAGACGGACGCGGTTCTGGGCGAATGGGCGATCCATTCCGACGAATACGGGAAGGATGCCATCGGCCTGATGGTCCGCCGGTCCCGCGTTGAACTGCTCGAAACCATCGAACGGGCGCGCCGCATCTATGCCCCGCTGGGGGCGACGTTCACTGCCACGCCGGCCCGTGTGGTGATGCCAGGCGGCGGGCGGTTGACATTCGCGTATCTTGAACGGGATTCGGACGCCGAGGCTTACCAGGGCCACAGCTACACGCGGGTTTATGTCGAGGAAGCGGGCAACTTCCCATCCCCGGCGCCGATCATGAAACTGCACGCCACGTTGCGCTCCGGTGCGGGCGTGCCGGTTGGAATGCGCCTTACGGGCAATCCAGGCGGGCCGGGGCACCAATGGGTCCGGGCGCGGTATATTGACCCGGCGCCCATGGGCTGGATGAAGTTTGCGGACGAGCAGTCAGGGCTAGAGCGGATCTACATCCCGTCTCGCGTGTCGGATAACCATTTCCTCGGCGGGAACTACGTCGCGCAGATCAAGGCGTCTGGCACGCCGCAGCTGGTCAAGGCATGGCTTGAGGGCGACTGGTCCATCATCGCGGGCGCCTATTTCCCGGAATGGTCCAATGAGCGCCACGTCATCGCGCCGAGGGCGCTGCCGGACCATTGGCTGCGCTACCGGGCGTTTGACTGGGGTTCGGCCCGGCCGTTCTGCTGCCTTTGGATCGCGGTATCCGACGGCGAGGTTGTGGACATTCCGCGCGGCGCGCTGGTTGTCTATCGCGAGTGGTATGGCAGCACCGGCCAGCCGAACGAAGGGCTCCGGTTGACGGCTGAGGAAGTCGCGGCGGGCATAGCGGCGCGTGAGGCGGGCGATCCGGTCCACGTTGACGCGCACGGTATGAAGGCGCCCCGATGGGGCGTTGCTGACCCGGCCATCTTCACGTCGGACGGCGGCCCGTCGATTGCGGAGCGCATGTTCCGCGAGGCCAAGATCACATGGCGCGCGGCGGATAACGCGCGGGTGTCACGGCATGGCGCCATGGGCGGCTGGGATCAGGTCCGGGCGCGGCTCAAAGGCGTGGACGAAAAGCCTTCGCTGTATGTGTTCGCGACCTGCACGCATCTGATCCGCACGCTGCCAGCGCTACAGCATGACGAGCACAGGCCCGAGGACGTGGACACTGAGGGCGAGGATCACGCGCCCGACACGCTGCGGTATGGCTGCATGGCGCGGCCGTTCGTGCGGGATGCGGTAAAGCCGGATCGCGGGCGCATTGTCAGCGTTGGCGCCGGCAACGAAGCGATTTTCAACGATCTCTGGAAGACAGCGCCGCGCCCATCCGCGCGCATCTGAGGATTCCGAAATATGGCGAATACCCAAGCGTTCGCGCCTGGCGCGACGATCACGCTTTCGGTGACGGGTTCCAGCGGGACGGGCTCGATTGCGAGCAACGCCAACTCGTTGGAAATCCAGAACGCGGGATCGGTCATCGTGTTTGTGCGCGTCGGCGCGTCGGCCAGCGTCGGTTCGGCGACGACTGCGGATTATCCGATCCTGCCGGGCATGTCGAAGATCATCACGAAGGGATACGGCGCGGACACCATCGCGGCCATTGGCGCCAGCGCTGGGCCGACGACGGTCTACGTCACCAGCGGCGAGGGCATGTGACGTGCTGAGGGCGATATCCGGCGTAGCCGCAAACACGCAGGCTTTCACTGGCAACGGCACATGGACGAAGCCGGGCAATGCGACGTTCGTTATGGTTCGCATGTGGGGCGGCGGCGGTGGTGGTGGTGGTGGCCCGAAGGTGGCGGCGGCCACGGCTTGCTCTGGTGGAGGCGGTGGCGGCGGCGCGGCATATGCCGAGGCTGTATATCGGGCATCTGATCTTGCCGCGACGGTTTCCGTTACGGTTGGGACAGCAGGCACGGCCGGCGGTGGCGCAACAGGGCTTGGCGCGGGTAGTGCTGGCGGCCAAGGCGGGCAGTCAGCTTTCGGAACGCTGCTTGTCGCGTATGGCGGCGGCGGCGGAAATGGCGGATCGGCTGGTGCTGTTGCGAGTGCGGGGCGTGGCGCTGACCTGAACGCGGGCACGACTGGCGGTGGCGGTGTTGGCGATATTACGATCCACTGGAATGGCGGATCGGGTGCCGATGGCGTCAGTGGTGCTGCTGGCAATACTGGCGGGTCTTCGATGTATGGCGGCGCGGGCGGCGGCGGTGGCGGCGGCATTACAGCCGGCAACGCGACGCAGGCCGGCGGTTCGGCACAGCGGAACGTTCCGACGAATGCGCTTGGCAACGTTGGGGGCGGGGCGGGCGGCGCAACAGGCACAGCGGGCACAG